GCTCATAATGTTTTTAATTTATATCTAATCTTGTTATTTGCCCATTGTTGAGCATTTTTATTCCTTGTTTATATAGTTTTGTTTTTTTTGGATATATACAAAATTTATTAAATATTTTTGAACCAATCCTTTTATCGGTATAATGAAATGTAAATTGTCTTAAAATCATAATCTTTTTTTTAATGATATACTAAACCTACTTTGTGGTTCTTAGTAAAGAATTTTGTTGCGTTCAAATCGTTTTTAGATGCGTTAATATAACCTGCCTTTTCTAATTCGTTAACACTGTTAAAAATCTTTGCGTGCCTATCAGTTTTAACATTTATAAGTTCATCAACTTTTGAGCCTTCGCTAAATATTATATCAAAATTCTCGGGTATTGACAATCCTTTGAATAAAGGAATAGATTTAGTATAAGCGTAAAAATTAACGTTTGGGTTTTGATTCGCTATTTTAAACCATTTTTGAATGTAGGAATTAGAATAAAAATCCCCCGAATCGTGTACCCTTAGAAAGTCTACTTTTTTACGTTTTATTTCCTTATTCATTAGTTCAATAAAATTATCCTGTTTTGTTATTTCATATCGCTTTTCAAATGCGGGTTTCACATTTGACCACGAATAAGCTCCTTTTTGTGCATAGCAATATTCAACGCATTTATCTGCAAACGGACATATTATTTTACCCGTTATACTTTTATAAGCGGTAATACCGAAATTGAAAACCCTTTTGCCAATTATCTTTGACGTGCTTTTAAGTTTTGTGTTTTGTGTTAAAAGTTCCATTGTTTATTTAGTTTTAATATGGTTTATTAATGCTTTTTTTAGTTCGTTTATTGTTTTTGTGTCGAACCATTCTATAAATTCGTGAATATCTATATTAATACTCATTTCGATTGAATCGCCAAATTCTAAGCCTTTTTGCGCATCCTTACAGGACCATTCAACAAAACCGTGAAGGACAAAAGACAAATCCTTGTTTTTCTTTGGGCAATTTCTTGATACAATTTCGTTTGCGGTTATTCCTATTAATTTCATAATCTTATAATGTTAAAAGTTATTAATACAGGTATTAAAATTAGCATTGCTAAAAATAAGTACCTACTAAAATTGTCAATAGTTCTGATAATTTGTTTTTCTGTTTTCATAGCGTTTTAATTTAGTGTGTTAATTATTTATATTGTTGAATTAATTTATTAATTTGTTTTAAGCTTGAGGAATGGTCATAGTATATAACTTCTTTTTTATAATTAAGAATTGTGAAATCATACATTTTAAATACTGGTGAATAGTAAATTTCAAATGAATTAAAGGTTTGGGATTTCGGTTTTTTTTCTGTTAATGTCATAATGTTTTAATTAAGTGCCTGATTATCAGGCGGTTAAACTGTTTTCTGTTGGTACGTATTTCGCACCCCGTAAAAGTAACAAAAAAAATGATATAAACAAATTATTGACAAAATTAAAATACCATATAAGGAAAATGTGCGCCCGTGAAAATAATGGAATTTTTAACATAGCCAAACATTTAACAAAACTTTAACATATTATTTATTATGTAAAATAGACAAAAAAACCCCCAAAAAAAGGGGGTATTGAATTCACATTTATAGTTCGGGGGGGGTATTGAATTCACATTTGACCCCCTATTGAATTCACATTTAGGGGTATTGAATTCACATTTACGCTATGTAATTATTTTCTTGCGAAAAGAATGTGCCATCCTCCAAAAATAAATAATTATTATGGCTAAACTTTTGCACTAAGTAATCTTCTGTTAAATATACAGCAGCTTCCTCCTGACAAGCTCTTAGCCACTCGTCAAAGCATCTTTGCAGTATTATGTTAGGATTGTATTCCTTATCATCTAAACACTCCTCTAACGCAGCGTGAAGCGTTATATCGATATAGTAGCCAGTGAATAGTCCATCGTGATGCCTCATCGTTGTTATTATATCCTCGAAGTCTATATTCTTATACTTGAATACTTTCTTGAATTTACAGGAACTACGTTCAATACCATAGAAATCTATACTGAAGTCCTTGAGCTCTGAATGTAATATCTCAGCAAATACCATTAAGCTGTTAATTGATTCCTCTCCGTAAACATAACCTTTTTCCATTACAGCTTCACGTTGTTGGTATAAAGCCTCTATTTTAGAGACTGGTTTCAATTCATTGAATTTGTAAAGTCCGTTTATCTCTCTCATATTATTTATCTTTTGTTTATTATATACCAAAGTGTGCTTGGATTTGATATGTTATATTTATTCATTGTTAATGTTTGAGGATTATTATTATCCCCATAGAATTGCTTTATCTCCTTAACTAACTCATCAGAATATTTTTTACTAGCCTCTGTAGCTTTTTTTTGACTAATTGAAATTGCTTCTTTACCTCTGTCATTATAATTATCTTTAGCTGTTCCAATTAAAATATTATCTACAGTATTATTTGATTTAACATCATCTTTATGCCTAACCATTATACCTTTTTCATATAATTTATAGCCATACTTCTTAAAAGCTTGTAGTCTGTGAGAAAATATAACAATGCATTTACCGCTTAAAGTAATTTGAAACTTCTGATAGCCATACTTGTCTTTGCTTCCAATTATATTATTTAATCTATTCCTTACCACACCTTGGTCATCTATGGTATAACCTAATACGTTTAAAGCTATATCTTCCCTCTTGACTCCTTGTTCGTGAAGCCTATTTGATAATTCATATAAATCTTCTTTTGCTCTCATCTCATTTTTTGTTTTGGCATTGTTCTAATTTATCTAATAAATCCTTAATCTTAAATTCCAATAGATTAATCTTTTCCTTTAGTATTTTCTCATTCATTTTCTATTTTCTCTACCTGTTCCATTAATAACCTAACAAACTCTGCTGCTACTGTTGCACTCATTTTATTATCGCCAATCAATTCCATTGATGTTCTGATGGCAGCTAATTCTATTGTCGCTAATCTTGTAAGTTCTGTTTCCATTATTCCTTTATGTTATAAGTTTCCTTCTCAATAGTAATTGAGATTAAAGTGTTGTAGTTAATAAACCTGTAGCCATTGCTGTTCATATCAAACACAGGAATCAATCCTTTCTTGATTGGGTCAAAAGCTAACCCTTTACCATTAACGTGCTTTACAACACCTGTTCTGCAATTCATAACTCTTTCTGAGCCATCCTTCTTAATGAACTTAGCGGAGAATACTTTGCCGCTTGAAACTTTGTCTAAAATTTGTGTGATTGTCATAGTAATATGTGTTTTAATTGTTAAACTTGAAGCTAAACTACATAATATTTTTAATATACCAAAATATATTAACATTTATTTAACAATGAGTGCATCAAGTGCACCAACTTTTAACTAAAAAGTTATTTGAAAGCTATTTGATTTTAGTTTGTGTGTTTCTTTCGTGTACTCTGTGCACTTAAAAGGTGACGTCTGTGACAGATTTTATACCTATAATACTTTTTTTTTAACTATATAAAGCAAATGTTGCTATAAAACTTGTCATTCTTGTCACCCTAATGCTATATATGTATCCATTTATGGATACAATTTGCGTCTTATTATATGCATTATTATTTCTTATATAAAGAAAAAACCACCTCCGCTATGAACCGAAGATGGCTTTTATCAAATGAAACAAAAACAGTATTAAATATATAACTAGATTAAAACAAGACAAATATATAACATTTATTCCAAACAAACAAATTACTTCACAACATACATTCCTTTTGGTGCAGTTATGCCCAATAAGTATTGAATTAAATACCTCGCTGCATCTATTCCGTGATTATAACTATCGATAGGGGTAACTCCGCTAACCTTCCAAGCATAGTTGTTAAACTCCTTGACTAGATTCTCTCCTTCAATGTTTATATTATAATCCTGCATCAAAGCAATTCCTGTGAGTATGCTACCTTTCTTTTTTAATGTAGGGGTCAAGTTAAGACCTCTTGAATTTAATTCTGCTCGTAGCCTAGGTTCAGAGTTATCAATCACTATAAGGCGTTTTCCTGCGTACCTAAGGCACAATTCATATATATTGGAGGTAACCAATCCTTTCTTGTAGAAGTGCTCTTTAAGCCATATTATTTTGCGAACCTTGTCCACACAGCCTTCAACCAATACAGACTCATCTCTAGAAAATCCGATGTCTAATCCAAATATTGAATCTATTTCAGTATTGAATTTACCTATCTGCCAGTCAGTAAAGATAACTCCTTCTGCCTTCTGTAGCCACCCACCTAATATCTGATGCTTATAATGATTAGGTCTTCTCTGCTTCATTCTCTCAATCTCCTTCAGGAATGATTCGGACAGGTTCTCTCTATTGTCTTCGTAGGTTGTATGGATATAAGTTACACCATCTTTAGTACCATTAAATCCATCAGGAATACCTCTGTTTTGAAAGAACCTCTGATAAATCCAATGTTCCTTAGTAGCAGGGTTTAGAATCAATAGGCACCTGTTCTTAACTCCCTTGGCTCGTATAGAGAAATCTATCTTATCAAAGTTTTCTTCCTCCTGCAATTCCTCTGCCTCATCAAGCACAAAAGTGTTAACCCCACTAATAGACTTTAGCTTTGCAGTTTGGTCTCCACTAGCAGTCTTAATTCCTGAGAAGTATATTGAGCTGCCTGTTAGATTGTTTATTATCTCAAACTTAGTAATAGTAAAGTGTTCAAGCAATCCCATCAATTCCAGCTTCTCTATAAATTCAGGAATAATACTCATACCTGCTGAACTCATTGTGTACCTAGTAAACAATACTTTGTTGCTCTCCTCGAATGTAAGCAATACTAAAAACACAGTAATACTAAAAGACTTACCGGAACCTCGACCACCAGTAATTACGAAGTACCTACTGTCGGAGTTCAACCCTTTATACTTAGAATTTAATGAAACATTACTCATCGGTCTTGATGTCTCTTTTGCCTAGGTCTCTTATCTTAATAGGTTTTATGTAATATCCTACTATTGGATTTACTCTATAATTCCAAAAGTCTGCAGGCATATCTTTAGGATTCCTTATTATCTTCGCTACGCTCATTGTTTTCTATTTTAGGTGTTAAATCTATTGTTTTAGTAGGAAAGAAATCTATAATGGGGATGTTTACTTTCGTATCTATTTGTATGTTTTGTTGTTCTTTTGGTCTACCATATCTATATTCCAATAGCCATTTCATATGCTGAGTAGAACCAGTCTTAGCTAATTTAGCAATCTCTACCCAAGCCTTCTCTTCACTCCCAAAGGCTTTCTTCATTGCATTTAAAGTCATATTAGCTATGTCCTTGTCCTTAGACTTACGCGGTCTCCCTTGACCTCTGTAGACTCCCTTAACAGCTCCGTTGTTCTTACGACCATCTACTTTCTTTTCTTTGTCTTCCTCTTGTTCATTCATATTGTTATATTTTATAAAGAGTATATTTAACCGTAATTTCCTCCCCTTTCTTTATGGGTCTTATTGCGTGAACAACTCTAGTCTTCTCAGCTTCACATTCTATTATACTGCAATTAGGTTTATCGCTATGGTTTATGAAACCACCTAAAGGTGTTCTTATAATTTCTCCATTATCTAACCAAACGTGAGTAATTCCAAAGCTATATCCTGATTCAAAGTCTTTATCAGCTATAAGTCCCAGTCCATCTATACGGCTATGACCTATAGTTAATCCGACAGGGAGCGGTCTATAATTACTTTTCATATCTGAAACTCCTTCTTATCAGTAAACTTATTGCCGTGATGCTTTAACTGAGACAATAGGAATTTGAATTTATGGCGAATAATTCTATTCTCCTCAAATAATTCCAAATATTTCTTCTTGTAATATACATCAGGTTCAAAATACTTTTCTTTATTGGCATCGCTGCTAATCACAACAGACTTAACTCTCTCGTATATCTTATTGTATTCCATTTCAAACTCAGATATAACATCATTAAAAATGTTTATTCCGTGCAATACAGTTGCGTGGTCTCTTCCAACTTCCCTGCCTATAACACTCAATGGCTGCATAGTAAACTCCCTGCATAACTTGAAGTATATTGCCCTAGCATAGACAACTTCCCTCTTTCTTGTTTTCATAGTTATGTCTACTCCTACTTCTAGACTCACTAACTTTCTAATCTCATCTAATTTCATAATAGTAATAATTTTTCATAATCATTATACGCTTCTAAAACTCCTTGACAACAAAGATAATCTTCATCCTCCTCATAATACTTTAAAAGTAATTGCTTATCAGGATAGCTAATTATATTTAGCTTTAAAGACTTCAATACGTCATCGTAACATTCCTTCTTAGTAAGGTAACTCATTTATATTTCTCCCTCTATTTGGTAATCAAATACATCTCTATTCTTATTCACAAAGAATTCATTGTAAATCATTACAGCTTGTTCAACATCTCTTTCTCCATCATAGTAGCTTCTCTCACTAACCCCATAGAATCCTATAGTAGCAGTAGTCTTGTCTATAGCTATAAAGGTAAAGTCTCTATAGTCCACATTAAACAACTTGCAATATATATAAGCCTGACATCCATATTTATATTCCCTTGCTGAATACTCAAATTTATTTATATTTCCTGTAGTCTTTAAATCTATAATGACACCATCTCCAAGAACATCTGCCTTGCCACGAAATGGTATATCGAATAAATTCTCAATAGCAGGAACTTCTTTCCTAGTGCTCTCCATCAATTCCATAGCCATAGAGTTGTTATAGAAAGCCTCAGCTAATCTCTCAACCTCATCTCTCTCCTTGTAGGTGAATACTCTACCGTGTTCAGACAATGCCTCTTTAAATACATTTGTATTCCTAGACTTTATATCTACAAAGTGTTGCTTCTCGTAAACGTGAGGCTCTAGTATAGCAGTATGGAATAGCCAACCAAACTCAAAAGCAGGTATTATTTTGCTACTTGTTTTGATTAATGAATCCTCATAAGCCTTTGGCGAGTCAAGTAGTTTCTTTACAGAACTACTAGAAAGAGCGTTAACTCCTAAGTAGTCATAATAAAACTTATC